AATCTAATTAAGAAAAAAGGCTTGACAACTTAATTTCATTTTGCTATGGATTATTTAGGGGACGTTAATGCTTCGTTAAACATACTCGCTTTGGGGATGCAAAGCGTAAGCCAGGCTTCAGCCTGAGTCTTTAGAAGCTACCGGCTATAAGCCGGTAGAGCATTCACTTAGATTTGGTAACTATTTTAACATTCTTAACTCAACGGAAGAGGAGGAAAATATGAGGTATATCAGGGCTGTAAGAAAAGTAAAACAAATTAGATTTAATTTATACAACCTGTAACCCGGCCATGTCGCCAGAGTAAAAATAATGCCCCTGTGGATAATGAAGCAGGGGCATTTTTATTGTTTAACTTATGTCAAGGACTTTTTATGATAGCGTCCTCGAAGCCAGTAGGTATAGTCTCACTTAGGTTATATTCCCAGTTATCACAGAAATACTGGTCAGACATACGATATTTAATATCACATGCGACTATTCCCCAGGTGATGATAATCCAGAGCGTCAAAACATAGATTGCCTCGGCCTTGATTTCTTCAATTAACATAATACCCTTTCAACGATTTCAGTTTCCGGCACGTCAACACAGAACACACAAAGCGGGAGCGTGATACTGCCGGCCTCGTTAATTTTTATTGTTGCAAACCATGCTGCTTCGTTTTTACGGCATAGTTTACAGGGATTGCCGACATCGGGGAGTATTTCCCATGTTATCCTTTCGAGTTGCATATTACCTCCCCATACTCTGCTTCGTATTCTGCAACACATTTTTCAATTAGTTGAATCGTTCCTCTGTTGGCAGATTTGATACGCTTTTTTTTGCAAATCACACGGAATTTCTGCCATACATCATCACGTATTTTCCGTATGATGATTGGTTTTTTGTACTGTATTTGTTTCATGTACCCCCCTTTTAAACGAAAAAGTATATTGCTGCCCAAATGGCCACGACCCAACAAATGCCTGCCGCGATTAAGTATCTCATATTCCCTTCTTTCCTGCGTGCGGATGCGCAGCCCCCCATTTTAGAAGATTACAATTTTCTATTCTTCGATTATAGCCTCATAATATATCCGCGGCAGGCCCGACCGGATATCTAATTCTTTTCCGGCCCTGAGCCGCGTTTCGGTTAAATTTCCCTGAGAATCCTCAATGTATGTTTTCTCTGAAATATTTCCTACGTTATCGTATGTTTTTACTACTTCCATGTTTTCCTCCTTTTGTAAGACATTTTCTGTAAAATTAAATATTATCCGCAAGTTGTTTCAAGTCCTTGTTTTTTACCCAGAAAAACTCAGGTTCAAAATTACCCTGAGGGTAGCCACAAGAATGATCGTTGTGGAATCTAACATTTCCATCACCGTCGATATTTTTCATCCTGAATCCCTTTTCGATTAATTTGTCTAAATGTTTCTTATTTTTCATCTTACACCTCCAATCGATAGGTCAGCTTTTTAAATAATCTAAGCAAACGGCCCTTTGTAGGCATACCCGGCTCGATCACATGCGCCCTCCAGATCTCTTGCTTCATCCGGCTTTAGCGCCGTTCCCTTTACGAATATTTTCCCGTTTCGTTTCATGGCTGATAATGGACTTATCCAAAAATTAAATCCCACTTTTTCACAAACTTCCCTTGCTAATTCTGAATTGTGTTTATACATCTTTTTACCCTCCGTTTTTATTCCTCAATTTATTATTATTTAACTCTCACAATCGCCGTAACAATAACTATGGCATTTTGTACAATATCCAGGATGATGTTTGTTGCGATCATCTTGCTCCATGTCGGCAATTTTTTCCGCCAAGCGCACATTAGCAACTGTTTCCTCTATGGTATCCCCTGTCTCATTGTCAGAGGGACGTGGAAAACAGTTAATCCCATTAGTATCAAATATCTGATTGAGCAATGGCCTCATCTCATCTCTGTCGCAGCCAAGATATTCGTATCCGTCTAAGAACAGGGCGCAATACTGGGTATTAAACTCTCCGACTGCCTGGCCATTACGAGTAAGCGTATAATCTGCATATCCATGATTTGCTCTATTAGATACAATAATCATGCCTAAATTAATTTCCGGATCGTCATCATGCGGTGATTGACAACCACAATCACAGTATAGCCGCCCTTTGATTGGGTCTGTGCATCTGTCTTTTTGTTTTTGTCCTCTTATTCTTTTGTATGTCATGGTTTTATCCTCCATTTTTGGGTTAATTGTTTTGTTGTTAATATATGTAAAGCACTATTTGTGCTCTTGATCTATCTGATTAATCGTATTCTGCAGGCTTATTAAATCGTCTATCCCGGATGATGTTGGTCGCACACAGAGATCTTGTTGCTACAGCTATTACAAGATATTGTCTGTCCTGGTTTGCAGCAGTCTATGCATTTGCTTCTCATGTTTTTACCCTCCCAATTTCTTTTTGAATTTTCGAAATCTGAGCAATAACAGGCATATCAAGCCAACCTTCGCCTTCCTCTACTGTTATTCTATTTTGTGCCGCACGCACGGCATTTATCTCGTCATCTTGCTCGTATCCGTAGCCTTCCGACGCCCGAAGTAATTTTATCGTGTTTCCTATTCTTGATTTTTTCATTTTTAAGCCCTCCATTAAGTGTTTTCTGTTGTCTAAAATATATATACTGCTTTACGCTTTGTCAAGCAAATAATTTTGTCATATTATCAAATAACCCTGTAAATATCTAATATGTAAAGCAATAATATTTTAATTTATTTTTATATTTTTCTTGATTATTTTCATTGAAAAACAGCAAAAAAGAACGGAAAATGGCTTAACTATAAGTTATTATTCGATAAACTGCAAAAAGGCTCTGACGTGTTTTTTGAGATATTTTGAGATTTCTCTTGACAAGGGACTAAATACAGGCAAGTATTGGATATATTGATGATTAAGGGATAGAGTCGCCCTCGAAAAGCTATCATCCTGAATAGCCTGCCCTTAATTTACTTTTCAGGAGACTTACAGGAGGTCAAAATTATGAATGATGAGTATAGAATAGACAATAAACGATTAAGAGATGCAATCTTTAAAGTATTTGGTGGGAAATGTTTCTATACCGGCCAGAAAGTAACTAAAGATAATATGGCCATAGATCATGTTATTCCAAAGAGTAAAGGCGGAAAAGATTCAATATATAATTATGTTTTAACAACACAATATATAAACTCACAAAAAAGAGCAGCATTAAACGAAGAAAAAGTAACAACCGTTTTATATTTGATTGAAACAGTTTATGCGCCACGTATTATTAAACTTCTATTTAATATGCCAAAAGAAAAATATGATGAGGTTCAAGATACTTACAACTATTTTGTAAAACTCGGATATAACGAAAAAGAAATAAAAAACGTAAAAGAATTAATGAGAATTACCAAAGCGCCTAAAGAGTTTGTTTCAGTATATGCAGCTTTTACGCTTGCTGATTTCGGCGATCCTTTTGACGAGGTGGAAGAGTTTATTAATATTGAAGAGTTAGAATTGTGCGAAGAGATTCTTGCAAGACATTTATCTGTTATCAAAAAGAACAAAAAAAGAATAAAGAAAGAAATGGCAAAACGCAATGAGGTTATGACCGAAGAAAGAAAAGAAATAATTAACCATTGGCGCAAACAGCTAATAAAAGATAGATACACAGAACAAGAGAATTTTGGAAATAATGCCATACCAACACTGAAAATAAATCTTGACAAGCACATTTTCATCTGATACACACACTACAGGTGGGCAAGTCCCACATTTCATACCTCCATTATCCCCGCTTCCATAGGGGAGGCGGGGCACACTTCTGAGGAGATTATCAATGACCAATTTCATCCTTGACTGCCTCTGGATATTATCTCAGTGTGTTATAGGCTTTTCTGTTATAATGCTGATGATTATTGGAGCGCACACGCTTAAAAACACATGGAAAGATTTCCGGCAACGAATGGAAGAAAGAGCGGATGAGAAGTGGAAGAAAAATTAACTTACGAAGAGGCATGGAAGCTACACCGTGACCGGCTTGTACGGTTAGCGTATAAAAATACGTTCAATGCCCTTGCGGCCGCAGCAGAACTATTTTGGAATCTGGCAACCGAAGAGGCAAATAGAAAGGGAATCAATGATAGCCCGACCGATAGAACAGTTTGATTTTACAGAGGATTATAAGGCTTTTTGGTTGGATATTGTGGGAAAAGCCGGCATCGAATTGTACGGAGATATAAATAATTTCTGCGAAACATACAGAAAGTCTCCCAAACAAATATATAATGATATTAATAAGATGCTAAAAGTCGTCCCAATAACTCTGCGAAAATTAGTTGACGAAATATTTTTGACAGAATATGGTAATGCCAAATAAAAGGAGGAAAAATTATGGAGGAATTAAAAAAACAACTGCTTGAGGCGGCAAAATGTCTGACAGCACAGATTGTCGAAACAACTGACACAATGGTTTTGGAAGGAAGCGAAATATACGATATGACCCGGGCTGTCGAAATTATGGTACAGTTGATTTGCGTGATTGATGACCGAGCGAAAAATGGAGGTATATGAAAACTATGACAGATAAACCAGTCGTTCCTCAGCCCATAGCACAAATGAAAATCACACTAATGAATAACGGCAGAATCGCAGTCAATGGATTCCCAGGCGATCTCGAAGTCGCCCAGGACTGGCTATCAGCAGCCGCAAAAGTAATTGTCCGACATTTTATTACATGCGCTAAAGCCGGCGAACTCGACGAAAATAATAGAATTATCGAGAAATCAATTATTGTGCCAAAAAAGACACTCGTCGATGGCAATGGAAGGCCACTGCAAAATGAAAAAGACCGCTAACAAAGGAAGGAGGGAATACGGTGAGCCAAACATTTTATATCGTTTGTCACGAGACCAAAAAAAGAATTTGGATTGGTCAGGGCGGCGGCAATATGAAGACATTATATAGTAATGATCCGGGAGTTATGGCAGCCCTGAAACTGTTTTTAAACGATCATATTGGAAAAGAATTACATTTTATATGCTGTAGTACTGATGGGCAAACACTGTCATATACAAGATATGAATGATGAAAAAGATAACTAAAGCCAAACAGAAGCCTAAGAAAAAAGAACCAGCCCCCATCGGTAGGCCAACTAAATACCGCCCAGAATACTGTCAAGAAATCATAAACTATTTCAGCATTCCATATGTTGATGACCAGGGACACGCAGTCCCACCTCCATACTTTATGAATTATGCCCTAAGTATCGGAATTAACATGGATACTTTGACAGAATGGCGGAATAAATATGAAGATTTTTCCGTAGCCTATAGGATTGCGAAAGAAAAACAACTGCAATTTATCATAAATAACGCATTGTTAGGGGGGTATAATGCTTCGTTTGCGTGGCGCGCAGTCATGAACATGCATGAATGGCGTGATAAAGCAGACGTTGATAGCACGCTCAAAGTTGATGAATCCGTAATGCAGTTAGCCATGGCGGTACACCGGCAGCGTAGAGAGATTGAGGAATGAGACAAATCACATTAAAAAATATAAGAGCAAGTCTAACCAAAGAGCTTAATAATCTTCCGTTTGAGATCACAAAAAACGGGAAGGTAATTGCTATGGTTTGCGAAAATGGTTTAAACACTTCGGAAAAAGGTTTAAACAGTAACCCAAAATCAAGCCCGAACCATGTGATTGATGAAAATCCGGTTGAGGCAGCAAAAGTCAAACTGGTTGATATAGTTAATAAAAAAACAGAGGTTAAACCTTTTGAGTCACCACCAGCCACAGGCGTACGCCTTGAATTCCGTCCATTCTCGAAAGCACAACAATGTCGAAAGAAAGTAAAATAAAAAAGCCATCCACCGCAGAATTAGAGTCTCGTCTGAACTCCTGTTTTGACGTGATAGAGTCCTTCCATTTTTTTGTGGATAATTTTGTCTGGATTGAGGACAAGGAAACCAGCCAAGCAATTCCTTTCAAATTATGGCCGTCTCAAGAAGATATCATCCCAGATATTACCGGAGAAGATTGGCTTATTGCTATTAAAGCTCGCCAACTTGGTTTTACCTGGCTCATAGCGGCATATTGTCTATGGTCGGCCATCACGAAGCCTCTTCAACAGATACTCGTAATTTCGTATAACCAGGACATAGCGCAGGAATTTCTCCAGCGCATCCGGTTCATTTTATCCCGGGTCCCGAAATGGATGTTGCCGGCGACCAAAAAAGATACAGCGGAAAACATAGAATTCATTCATCTGGACGAAAAAACAAACGAAATCAACTCTCTAATTCAGTCCCTGCCCAGCACTCCCAAGGGAGGCCAATCAAAAACACCCACCTTATTAGTTATAGACGAGTCAGCATGGAATCAATATTTCCAAGAAATCTATACAGCAACCGAGCCTGGTATTGACGCAGCAGGTGGGCGGATTATTGTAATCTCTAATGCGATGAAGCGAGCCCCTGGGTGGTCGTTCACGAAAGAGTTGTACGTCAATTCGATGCAGGGGAAGAACAAATTCAAGCGAATATTCGTGCCATGGTGGGGCAGGCCAGGACGTTCCCTGACTCCCAAATGGGATGCATACGAGAAAAAAGAGATACCTGAGTTTATCTGGCAACAGAAATATGAGAAGAATAAGCACGAAGAAGACATAGTAGAGCATTACCCAGCGACCGAAGACGAGATTATCAGCGCAATAGGAGGGTCATATTTTGGAAAAAGTCTATCAGCGCATACAAAAACCATCTCTGGGGACATAGGAGACCTCGTAAAACAGGAATTTATTAAGGACAGAATGGGTATATGCGAGCTGTGGCGGCCTCCAGTATGCGGATGGAACAACAGATATTGCATAGGTGCTGATGTTGCAGAGGGAGTTGGGGCATCATATTCAGTAGCGTATGTCTATGACAGGTTAGAGCATGAGTTCGTTTTTAGAGTCAGGTCTAATCGGATATCTGCTCATGTATTTGCAGGGATTTTATTCGATGTTTCGACATATTACAAAAATGCTGACAGGCAGGCATTACTTTGTGTCGAGCGCACAGGGGCAGGTCAGACCACGGTAGCTATTTTACAGGAACGTCATGCGAATCAATATGTCGCTGTCAGGGAAGGCAAGTTCGGAATCCCGTCAACAAAAGAGTTCGGATGGCAGGAAACGGAACAAGCCAAACATGACCTGAGCGAAGATTTGCGACAATGGTTTTCATTATCATCAAGCAAGGTCTATTGTCCTGTGCTGATTTCAGAGGCATCGACATGGATTATGCAGGAAGGCAGCCGGCGGTTATGTCCGGAGCAAGGAAAGTTGGGTGATTGTGTAATTGCCGCAGGCCTTACTATTCAGGCATCTCTTAGTATGCACGAAGAACCATCAATATATCGCCCAGAAGAAACAAGGAAAACAATAACAGACGGTGATATAAACAAGATAGCGGCAAGAGAACTACAAGGGATAATTCAAAGAATCGAAGAGCAACAACAATGGGGGATGTAGTAATGGAGATTATTTTATTGTCAGCACTAATTGTAACACAATTTTCAGTAATCGGCTACCTGGGGTATATCTTTCTGCAGGAGCGAGGCAGGAACAGCGCAAAGGAGACCGAACTTTTACACTTACTCATCTGTAAGAATATGCCTGAATATGCGCAAACGACCGGAATGTTACGCAATACACCAGAAAATAAAATCAAGGCTATGCAGGTAGAAAACGAACTGGCTATTAACGCAGCGAAGTTCGAGCGAGAAGAGAGAAAAAAGCACGGAATACCTGTGACATAAAAAAAGCTTGACACGGGTTAAGTTTTAATATACAGGCTTATGTAACCTAAAAGTTTCACTGTCTTCTAAAAGGTACGCATGAAAAAAAGTGACCACGAAATATTGAATGATTTTTCTGTAGTTTTTAGGGAGCAAGATCCATGCCGAGAAATTAGAGAAAGAACGTTTATGCGCAATACGTTATACTTTCTGGGTGAACAATGGCTCCAATGGATGGATGAGCAGAATACTTTTGGACGTAGATACCAATTTGAGGCAGATATCCCCACACCAGTCTCCAACGTGATAAGAGATTACGTCAAAGCGATGAAAGCCCTGATACTCAATAAGCAATATTCAATCCGAATATGGCCAAATTCTCAAGAGCAACGAGATATAGACGCTGCGGAGTTAGCCAGTTCAGTTCTTCAATGGTCAGACGCTACCGGATGCAACGAGATGGAAGACGTTAAGGAATCTATATCTCTATGGATGGCATTGACCGGCAACGGATTTTGCCGGACATATCCCAACATGGACAATGGTAAGTATGTAGTTGATAAGTCAGGAAAAACAGTCCAAAATAAAGGCGACATAACAAACGAATCAATCTCTCCTTTTAATATAGTCGTGCCTACCCTTGGCGAAAAACTGCCCGATAAAAAATACATAGGGATAAAATCCCTTAAGGATAAAGAATGGATTGAAGATACGTTCAAGATTAAAGTCAACAATGCAGACAATCTCAACATAGTAGATTATCAGAAGCAATTAATGGTGTTGATAGCAAACGTGTCACCGTGGAAAGGCCGAGGCGTTGAAGGCGGGATGGAAACCGATATCAACTCTGAAGACATGGTCTTGTTCAGGGAAATAGAGTACAAGCCAACCAAATCACATCCGAAGGGTCAATATTTCGCAGTAGCAGGCGGGCAGATTGTAGTCCGGCAAGATTACCTGCCAATTCCTGTTTCTGATGAGGGCGAATGGTATTACACAGTAGAACATTTCCCATATAATAACACACCTGGTTGTTTCTGGGCAACGTCTGGGATAGACGACCTGATATCACCTCAAAATACAATCAATCAGATAGACCAAGCTCTGATGTGTAACCGGATGTCAATTGGCAGGCCATGGATATTGACTCCAAAAGATTTGATTATGAAACGCAAATCAGCATCAGGCCAACCATTCTTACAGCTCGAATACGATCCAACTTTAACACAGGGGATGAAACCAGAGATAGTAGCTGGCATGCCATATCCTCAGCAAGTCCTGGAAGAACGAAACCTTGCACGGCAGACTATTCAGGAAGCGGCCGGAGACCCAAAGCATGTAATGAGGGGCCAAGCTCCTACGTCTCAAGCTTCAGGAGTTATGGTAGATATCCTAAAAGAAGCGGCTGAACAAACGCACACTCCGGACGTAGAACGATTTTTTAGGGCATGGACTCGAGTATCGAAGAAAAGATTGATATTAGCGCAAGAATTATTTACAGAAAACCGATTACTCAAGATACCTGGGAAGGGTTCTGAAGTTGCAATCAAGCAATTCAAGGGAGCTGATCTTTACAATAACACAGATATACGTCTTGAGCTCGACAATAAAACATCTTCAACCAATGCGGGTCAAAATCAATTTTTATTAAGTTTAGTCCAGGGTAATTTTTTTGGGGATTTAACTCAAAAACCGGCTATGCAACAATATCTTATGGATAGATTTGGTCTCTCTGGAGTCCCTGCAGAAAACAACATTCATACAGAACGTGCGAAGAGGGAGAACTCCGCTATTGTGTATGGTAGGTCGGAGGATATAAGAAAAATAGCATTACCGGCAATTCCTGTAAACAACCCAGATACAGGTGAACCGGTTATTGACCCGCAGACAGGCGAACAAGTTATGATAGAGGTGTCCAGCGACCCACTGTTTATGTATGATAACCACCAAATTCATATTGATATTTTAGATCAGTTAGTTTTGAGCAAAGAATTCGACTCTCTGGAAGGCCGGATAAAACTCGTAGCGATTTCACATAGAAGAATGCATGAGCAGGTATTACAGCAGCAGCAAGCGCAACAGCAACAGCAGATGATGCAGATGATAAAACAGCAAGATGCTATGAAGAAGATGCAACCGAAAGGAATTTAATAATGCCGGCAAAATATCAAGAAGGTGCAAGAAAAGCATGGAAGAGCAGAAGAAATAGGGCATATTCAACAGACGAACCAATTTCTACCCAAGGCGAAAAAGAATGGATGCTTAGAGAACAAATACGAAAGAATAAATTAGACTGGATGTCCCCTGAAGAGAAGAAAGGGTATTTAGAACGAAAAGAGAAGCGTCAACAAAATGAAAAACGCAGACTACCTGAATGGATGCATGAAGACTATAATGTGTTCGCAAATAGAAAATTAACATTAAGAGAAGCCAATAAAAAGAAAGGATAAATGGACTATGAATCTATTGAAAAGATTGATTCCAAAAAAACATAAAGGAAAAAAAAGATTAGGATGAAGAAAATAATATATACCATGCTTGCCATAAATTTTGGCATGTTTATTCCAGTTTTTTTTAAATATGCTGGATTTATGGAAATGGGTGTATATTATGATAAATGTGTTATGGCCGCCTTGATAGCAGGCATAGTTATATATTTTGTATTGTGTGATTGCATAAAGCAGGAGAAGCATTGTGATAAAATTGGCTACCCTACAAGAAAAGAATTGAAAACAAGGAAAAATAAAATGACAGAAGAAACTACCGCTGAAATAGATACATTCTATGAATCTATGAATCTATACGATAAGAAAGCACTTGAAAAAGATATGTATGATACTGCGAATAGAATAGTTGGAAGATTAGGCCAAAAAATAAACATAGATTCTCTTAATTCTAAATTGGATGGTGTAGCTCAATTTTGTATCTGTCGTATTAACCCAAATTATCTTGAAATTATGAATGTTTGGACAAAGTGGATTAATGCGTATAATGACTTTAAAAAATTGGATCGTCATACAGAAAGACTGGATTTGTCTGACGATCCGGATACCATTATAAGGTGGCTCCAAAAACCAGTGATTGATTCTGATAAATTCTCAGAAAGCTCTTCGTCGGTTTTTGTTAGGGCTGTCTTATCTATAGATAGAACCGATTCCAAATAAAAATATAACAGATTATGCAATTAAAGAGGAGAGAAACAACATGTTAGAAGAAATTACCGCAACAGCAGGGGCGGACCCTGTAATAGATTTAACCCCGACGCAGATAGCACCGGATTCGTCACCTGGTGATGACGCAAAAGTAGATTCGTCAACTACGAAAGAGACTCTACCGTGGGATAAAGACCCTCGCTGGAAAAGCGCACGAACTGCTGAAAAAAATCTCAGCACGCTATTAGAAGAACATGGCTTTGAAAACATGGACGATCTAAAGAGCGCATTATCCAATGAGCAATCAATAAGGGACTTACTCGGTGGGAGAGATGCAAAGAAAGTTCTGGAGGCTGCCAAAACTCTTGAAAAGTATGAAGAGCATTGGGCGGCACAGAAAATGAAAGAGTTAGAAGCGAATGAAGAGCCGGAAGAAACAGCGGAAAGATATAAAAAAGAAGCTAAACATGCTAAAGCTGAGATTGAAAGAATTAAAAACGATTTTGAGTCAGTTTTAGGAAGCCAGTCAGCGATAAAGCAGTTTGATTCAACGGTACGATCTATTGTAACAGATGTAGGCATGTCAAAGGCAGAAACAGAGTTCGCAAATCTGTTCCTCGGCGTTAATAACCCCGCGGCAACCGTTGATATTAACGACAAAAAAGCTGTGAAAGAAATGGCTAAATCCGGCGTTAAACAGTTCCAAAATTTTATTAACCAGATTTCACAGGCAGCCGTTGATAGTTATGCTGCCGGAAAATCGAAAGTAACACCAATAACTAAAGCCGGCGGAGAGGCAACTCCCGCTACTAAAAAACAAGAACTTTCAAAAGGTGCTTCGATAGACGAAACATTTGAATCAGCTCGAGCGGAAATGCTCGAAATGCTTAAAAAAGCTACCTCGTAATATTTTTATTCTGCTACTCCAAGGATAGCATTATAAAACATACCAAATTATCTGATAGCCTGTATAAGGTCTTGAGAAGTTATAAGGAGATTTTATCATGGCTACTATGGATACGGCTGCATTGACAGCACAGTTTAAACGAACGTATGGTGATAAGATTGTTGACCTGTTTGGTCGGCACACCATGACCTACAATGAATTTTCGGCATCCGGAAGAAAGGCGTCTGTAAGACCTGGTGGAGCCGGATATTATTTTTCAACTCGACAGGGTGATGTAGAGGGTATTGGTGGACGTGCCGAAGGTGCATACCTGCCCGAACCTCTTGCTGGAGATGGCGTACAGGGGGTTATTACTCCTAAGCTTATTTATGCTGTTATCAGGATGTCAGGACTGGCCATGGAAGCAGGCAAGGGTGACCTTGCAGCTTTTGTAGATGCCCAGACTGACGCAACTGCCAACGCTTTTAAGTCCCTTATTCAAGACCTCAATCGACAGTGCTGGGGCGATGGATATGGGTTGCTTGGTACACTTTCAGCAGAAGCAACGCTTGCTACAGGGGCGACATGGACAGGCACGTTTAATAACGACCGTGGAACTCGGTACATGAAAAAAGGAATGATTTGCGATTTCTATCAGGCTGGTGCAATCGACATAACAGCAACAGCAGTTAGAATATCAAGTATTAATCCTATTACCAAAGTTGTAACATTCGAGGCGGGTGCCGGTGCTTACAGTGCATATCATCCTATCGTTGCAGCTCGGTCATATACAAACACTGCTGGAGCTATAGCAAGCGGGTCTTTCCTGGTTCGTTATGGCGCAAGACTTGCTGCTCATACGACTGCGGATGCCAGCTATGAACTAACCGGTCTCAATGGTATGTATGATGATGGGACTCTTATAGCAGCTTTCGAAGGCATTACTGTTGCAAGTGACCCTGAATTCAAGGCAAATATTCTTGGAAACTCCAGTGTAAACAGAGAACTTTCCATTGATCTCATGCTTGCCGCAATGGATATGACAGCGGCCAGGTCAACCGCAAAGGCCGATATAATTAGAATGGGTCTTGGTCAGCGCAGGAAGTACTTCGGCCTGCTATCTTCTGATGTCAGGTATGCCCCGCAGGTTCTCAAGGGAGGGTATGAGACATTAGCCTTTAGCCAGGATGCATCTGTTAAGATCGTTGTTGATCCTGTTACTCAGCCTAACCGTCTTTATTTTGAACCGACCGGAGTTATTAAAAAATACGAATTGACTCCAATAGGATGGGGTGGGTTCAACAGTAATAAGATGCACTGGAGACAGGACTACGATGAGGCAACAATGTTCTTGAGGATTTATACCAACCTGGGCGTAGAAAATCGCCCCTCGCTTACTCTGCTTGATGACCTCACTGAGCCAAGCTCAAGCCCGTGGTAATAACAATTTAACATAGTATCCCTGGGAGAGTAATACTCTCTCAGGGGGTAAACTGTGAAGGAGAAACAAAATGGGATCAAAGTTAAGAAACTTAGAACCAAGTTTAATCCAGTGGATTATGACACAGACAGGGCTGGGGCCTGGCATTGGTGAAATTAAATATGTAGCACCTGCAACCAGTGCGACATCACAGTATAGAACTCAGCTTGAAAGCATGGGTGTTTCCAGTGGAGATATCTTTACGTCTCCCGCAGATGCTTACGATGCAATGGTTGGATATAGAAATGATGTCATGCTTGTAGCTCCTGGGGCTTATGACCTTGAGGAAGAGTTAACCTGGGATTTGCAAAACACACATTGTATTGGCCTGGGTGGACCCAACGTTGGTGGAGACTGGTCAGAGCCCAATGTTGTTATTTATTCAGATGAGACCGACTGCGCTTCGGTTATTACAGTAACTGGGGCAAATTCTATTTTTAGAGATTTGGTAATTTCTAACTACGGGAATAATGCAGCCTGTTTAACAGCGGCCACAATAAATATTTATGGAGTTACTTGTAAAAACGTAGCATTTCAAGGTGTTATGACCGCAGGGAATGATGACACAGTTGCAGCCGCTTCGCTTTATATAGGTGGAGCAGGCATGTATCCTATAATTGAGGATTGTGTTATTGGCCAGGATGTATGGGATGAAAGAGAAGGTGCTAATAGTGGTATGTTACGCTTTAGTTCAGCTACTGGTCGTCCTAATGGTGGGTTATTTAGACGCTGCCGGTTTTTATCAAGATCATTGACCGCGACAGTTGCTCTTGTTGCTCTTCCTGCGGCGCAGTGTATCGGGAGAAGCTGGGTAATGGATCAGTGTCATTTTAGCAATTTTTATGATGGTTCAACAAATCTGAACCAGGTATTTTACACGGTAACTGGTACACAAAAGAAAGCTATTCAATTACGAAATTGTTCTATGTCCGGATTCGATTCATGGCAGGATGGAACATTTGAACTTATCTTTGGTGACATGCCTATTGCCGAGAAATCTGGTGGAAGAATGCTGGAGATGAGCGAAACTTAGAATAAAAAATGGGAGTAACGACTTGTTGCTCCCATTTAAACAAGGGCATTAAATGAAACAATCTAAAAAACATCCTCCTGCATTATTACAAGGAAAAAATAAAGAATTACAGTTTAAACCAGATGTGTGGGAACAGTGGAATTCTGAAGCCTGCGATAAAGATCCGTGGAAGCATGGCAGAGTATCAGAATTATATCGAATCGGATATGAAAATATTAAATGGGAAGGAAATAATGTACACACCAGATAGAGTATTTACAAAAGATTTAAAAAGATTAGACAACAAGCTGGGCTGTTACTACAACCCAGATCATGAACATTTCGTAATAACGTATGACAGACCGGTGGGAAAGCCGGCTGAAATAATGATGGTAGAAAATCAAGACGGAGCTTTCAGGCAACCTGACAAGAGAGACATTGATACCCTTTGCGAGGGAGACATTCACAGGACTGATATAAAGACCCGTCTCCGGAAGGGTGCTGCTTACATGGAAAACTATCGTAATAAACAGGAAGAAAACATAAGGGCATCAATGCGGGAAGCGACACTGGACGACAAGATACAATTAAGAAACACTTACGCAAAGGCCACAAACAGCGGTAAGGGCAATAGTGCCTTCAGAAGGATTTAACAAACCATTCTTATTATTAGTAATAATCTTTATGGTTTAAAGGAGAAACAAAATGATATTAATGAACGCAACACCGGATGATGTTGAATGGATGCATGTAGGAGTTACTGGGGTTATAAAAGCTGGGCAAGAGATAGAATTTGACAATGCAAGGGGTAACCATATTGCAAATAAATTTGGAAGACGTGGTATCGTGCAGTTGCAATATAACGACAGCGAAGAAATAAAAAAACAAAAACGCACAGTATCCATGAAACTATGGACTGAATTTTGGGAAGATCAAATCACAAAGTTCAACATGCACAACGAAGACCAAAAAGAAAAAGGCAACAGATATGCAAAGCCTCCGGAACAACTTAAAAACAGAGCAGAAGAATTGGGCATAGAAATATTACAACCATGGAAAGTAAAAACTGCCGGAAGCGAAGAATTAAAAGAACTAAGAAAAAACAAAGAAGAACAAGCGGAAGCCATTAAAGTTTTGGGAGAACAAGTTGCCAATTTAACCAGAATACTCGAAAACAGTTTATCTAAAAATAACGATGCGGGCAAGAGAGATCGTCCAACAGGTAAGGGGTAATAAATGTCAACACATTCAAATGCATATCAGTTATTATCTGATGTAAGATACGGCATAAACGAACATTCCACAGCTTTTATTCAGGCAACCGATACCACGGGTGCTTTCCAAAACGAGTATCTTATATCTAAGATTAATGAAGCTCAAAGATATATATACTCGTTTTTATTTACACGTTTTAAAGAGTTCTTTCTTGCTTCGAGTGAGATTACAGGTGTTGATTCTGTATTCGCTTTACCATGGGATTGTGGTTCGATAAGATATTTTAAGGATGAGAATGGGTATAGAGTTCATCAAATTGATGTAGATCAACTCCATATAGCCACAGCAACTGGTTCTGGGAATCTTTATTACAGGAAGGGCAACAGCCTGATATTAGATAAGTCAGGTGTAACAGATGTTTACACGCTTTATTATTACAAAAAGCCACGTGATATAGACCAGGGCAAGGCGTCAGCAGGCGGTGCGTTGTCAATTACTCTGGCGACTACAGCAAAAAAAATAGTCGATTATTACAACGAAATGACAATTGAAAATATTACTCGGGACTGGGTAGATGTGATTGATGATTATTCTGTTGTAAGGGTGGCAACCATATCAGAAACAGCAGCAGGCGATGATTATTACGGTATAGTCCCTGAACTGCCTGAAATGT